TTAGTTAATCCATCAAATTCTGGTTTGGTTTTATTGACCATTGACACTAATATTTCAGCATCTTTGGATGGGATCGTTTCAAGAATATCTATAAACATTCTCTCACGACGAATTGGGTTTAATTCTTCGGACTCACGCAAGCCTTTTACAAAATATTTAAATTTCATATGCTCTTTAGTGAGACTAGCAGGTGCGGGTGCGTCTGGGCTATTCGGGGTATACGGAGGTGTACCAGCTGGTAAGTTCCATTGAACACGATCATCGAACGTGCCTTGCAACACATCACGAACTGGCATGATGTTATTATCTTGCAATACTTTAACCTTAGCTTTTTTACCTCTAGCAGCGTGCACTGCTTCAAATACTTCAAATACTTCTTTAACTCTAACTGTCTCTACCATAATTATCACTCCATTCTAAAAACGTACAAAGTACATTATACACACGACCTGACAACTTGTCAAGCTTTTTATTTATTATCTTTTTTCTGACTAGCAATCCATGTTCTAGCATCTTTGGACTCGGGAGGCTTATTGGTAAACTTTACCGCGTCTCTATATGCACGAAGAGTCTCTTTCTTATAGTCTTTACCGTTTGAATTATCAACTACAAGAAAATTCTTTTTACCAAAAATGTTCTGCAACAAACCAATGTTCTGTTGAATAATGTCCCACATCTTAGCAACCTCTGCGTCAGGTAGTGATCGTTCGCGGTCTCGGTTGCGTTGCAGTGCAGTTTCTTTATCGGTGTTTACGAATATCATTGCGATATCGTAACCCATCTTTTTCATCAACTTTGCTTGTTGAGCAACCTTCTTGTGGTCACGACCAGTGCCATCAATGACCAGCCCTAGGCGACCCTTGAGATACATTTGTTGCTTCTTACCAGTGAGCGTTTTAGCTTTACCACGTAGCTCTTGGCCTTTGTCAGAGAAGATACCTTCGGGGTCTAATGCGATACCGGCTTTCTTCATGGAGTTTTCAAATGCATCGTCAGAGTTGACAATACGATATCCCAGTGCTGGTAACCCAGTCTTACCTGCGATGAATGATTTGCCACTGCCAGGACCACCGGCGAGAAAGATTGCTTTGAAGATTGCGGGGTCGTTGACACCCTCGGTAAGATGTTGTTTAAACGATTTCATAGAATTATTTATAACGACTTTGGTAAATGTTTAGCATGAATTTTACATCCAATGAATGCATTGTAATAGTCGTCCCTTAAAAGAACGTCCTTGTCAAATTGCTCCTTAGCTTCAAAATATGACATCTCGCCTTTGGTCTTACAAAGTCTTAATATCACCCTATTATATATGCTTTTCGAGTTAGCAACCTGCTCTAATAAACGCTCACTACTACCATGGTATGTTGCCCAATCGCTCTCCACGAGCGTCCTCTTGCGTCTCTTCCGTGTTTTGGTGACGGGTAAGATCTTACTACGCCAGAAGCCTTTCTTGCCGATATATTTCATACCGGTGTCAGCCTCCTCTATCAGATACACAAAACCCACCAAAGAGCTTAATTCCTCTTCGGTGGGTTCATAGGGTTTATCGTTATAATACCAGGTCATGGTACTACTTATACGTCTTTTTCACTCCACTCCTCGTTCATATCATCACCACACATTGGGCAGAAGACAGGAGCCTCGTCACAATTATACACAATCAACGACATATGAATATCACATGCTTCGCAATGAAACTTCCACATAATCGGATCATCTATCTCATCAAACATTATATTTCATCTGTTTTGAATAGCTCTTCATATAACCCTTCTACTTCTTCAAAATCATATTTGAAATCGGTCAACGTTTGCTTGTGATAAATGGTGGCCAGCTTGCTAACATGCTTCTTTTGAATCTCATGATTCTCAGAAGTAACCTGAACAATATCTTTGATTAGCTCCTTCTCAGCATCAATTCGGGTCATGCTATCAGAAATTTCTTTGATAGCATTAGCCACTTTCTTACGTTCTTCTGCATTTGAAATCATATTATCTCCTTACACTATTTCACAATTGCCAGCCGCGCAAGCCAACTCTTGACTTCCGACTGTAGTATCAGTCATTTCATACTCGCTCAGATCTGCCCAGTTTACATCCTTCGGCATAATCTTCAGCAACTCTTTGTATCCTGCTTCATCAGTATCCTGATAAGGTGCTTGCTTGTACGTGTGATCACTGAAAGGCAAGAATGATACACCACTCATGTAGTCAAAGTTATTATACGTCCATGCGCCTACGTCCATCCACTCATGCTCTTTGACAGAGATAGTAACAGAAGGCTTATGTTCGCACCAATGCTTCTGGTAGATCAACCACATCTCTAACTGTTCAATAGCAGTCATATCAGTGCGGAATACAGCACCTTTGTCTACTTTAACAGGGAAAGAAAATACCACAGTCTGTGATGGATTCATCGCATCGTCTTCAGCAGGGAAGCCCTTATCAATCATGAAGTTGGTTAGTGGATCTTTCTTGTCTCCGCGTACAGTACGAATATAGTAGGGGTTATGTCGAGCATGTATGCCAGAAGCGGCGTCAACGAGCTGTGAGACGGTACCAGAGGGTTTAACACAGGTGATTGCTACAGATTGGTTGATTCCAAGTTTAGTAGCAAGTTCTTTGTTCACCTTGACCGCTTCTGCTTTGAGTTCTTCTAACAGAGAGGGTAGGTCACCCAACTTACCATTGGTGTACTTGTTGTCCATAATACCAGTCATAGACACACCAAGCAAACGTTCCTCTTCACAGTTCTTGACCCATCCCTTAGAGACATACTTGAAGTTCACGAGAGTAGATTGGAACGTTCCTAGAATAGTTGCGAGACGGACTTTCTCAAGTAGCGTCTCGCGGTTGTCACTCGCACGAACCACAACCTCTGATAGGTTACAGAATTCACGAGAGCGAAGGATGATCTCCGAACAAGGGTTGGTACCAAACTCATGGTTACCCACCTCGCGGCGACCAGACTTTTCTAAAATTAGATTTGCAGACTGACGATTGAAAATACCACGTTCACCAGACTTGGAGTCATACAGTGCTTTCCACTCGTCCATGAAGATACCGATATCAGGCTTCTCTGTGTATGCCGCACTGTTGTTTGCTAGTGCCCTGTGCCCGTAGTCATTCCACCACTGCCCTGCTTTAGCATGTCGCATACGATCATCTGACAGGTTAGACAGTGAGATCAACGCAGAACGTCGAACACCACCCACTACGACAACCTCTGCAATCTTACAGACAATATCGTGACACTCTACTGAAGTCAACTTACGACCGGCAGCACTCTTGAAAGTCTCAACACAGAATTGAAAGAGATCGACCAATGGCTGTGGACCAGACGCACGACCACCAAAAGTCTTTAGCGGTTCTCCTGCTGCACGAACTTTGCTCATATCCCATGCAGGTACTTGCCCCGCATACAACAGACCAACAAGTTCTTTCATTGCTTTTGCCCAAGCGAGTTTGCTGTCTCCAACAACGATAGTGGTATCGGTACTGTGAAACTCATCTGCTACAACAGGCAATAATGAGATGTGTTGTCGTTCTACCGAGAATCCAACACCAGTACCGTTCATCAGCACATAGAGGATCTCATCAAACGATGAAGGTTTGTCAACTGCAATGTATGAACAGTTATAACCAGCGATGTTCTCGCGCTTGAGTGCTTCACCCGCAGTCATTAGACACCGCATAGATGGCATGACCTTCTGAGTCAGTACTGCTTCTTCTAATTCGTTGCGGACTTTTGCAGGTAGCCTGTATTCACACGTATCCCAGAGATGTTCGGTGAAAAAATCAAAGTAACGCCCGATTGTTTCTTCCCACGTTTCTCGCCTCCCTTCTTCTGGTAACCACCTTGAGTAACGTGACAGGTGGATAAATTCTTGGTAACTGGTGGGTAGATAATTACTGGGCATGTTTAGACTTCCTCATTCGTCAAGGTTTATTGTTTATACGGTGGAACTATTATATATCATCCTATAGGATTAAGCAAGACTTTTCTTGAAAAGAGCGAGGCTACTTACACCGGGAGTGCCATTGTTATTGCGAGTTTCATATCGCCATGAATTTTGAAAAGACATTGTGTCTCGGTGGGTTTGATCACGAACAGATCTAAAGTCGTAGTCATCAAAAAGAATCCATTCAAATCCAACGGCTTCGGCTAACTCGGCATCACTATTCACAAAGAATCCACGGTGACTGCCATCTATAAGGATGATATCGGTTTTCTCAACGGGCGTGACTCCGGATAGATAATCTTCTCTGAGAAAGTACGAGTGATAAGGATGAAAGTTAAACCTATCACCAAAGTGCTCCTTTACTACCGCAGAGTTGGCAATCGTCTCTGGATGAAGACAAATATCATAAGATGTTACTGTAACATCATCAAATAAAGACATGACGATAGAACTGCTATGCCCAGAATTAAAACCAATTTCAGTCACTGTTTTAAAATTTGTGATTCTTTTGATCGCTCTCCACATATGACTCACTTCAGCGGTGTTTGGCAT